GTTTGATACCCCGCGCCAGGATTGACTATGTTGAATCCTGTAATTCTTCCTTCTATGATGATCGGTTCTATCGACGCGCCAATACCGGTGTTCGAACTTATAGTGACTCTTGCTCCAGCAAAATAGTTCTCGCCCGTTGAATCTATAATATCTCCACCCGAGTCTATCAGTTCCGAATCCGAATCAAGATCGCCTGGTCCGACTGGATCTGCTATAATGTCAATACCCGTAATTTCTCCGTTAGCGTCTACACTAGTGATCTCAGCCTGAGCGCCTGATCCAATCGTGGTATCCTCGATACTAATTGTTGTCAATTGATCAGTCGTATAACCGGATCCTCCTGAGATAATACTAACTCTCTCAATACCACCGTTGTTGTAGAAAGTTTCGGTGAGTGCTTTCTGAACGGGCATATGCACGTCATGAAGAAATTTGACAGCTTTAATAGGCGCGATCGAATACATGTACTTCCACAGATATCCGTCCGAAGTGCTAAAAACTTCTGTAGAACGTACGCTAGGTTCCACAGTGGATCGAGCACCGTTACCGTTATACAGACACTTATATACGCCAAGATCCGACGTCAGACAGTAGAACGGTTTGTTCTCCATGTTCTGAGTATGATCCCAAAAGTCAAAAACAGTACCCGACTTCCAAGTAACTCGACGAGTTACGATAGACGCATTCGTCGGCCTGATTCTATCAAGATATAAAATATTATCACGTATTCTTCGATCGTATTCGGTGGTACGAGGAAATGTGTCTAGTTCAGGCTCGTCCTCATCGTTCCAAGGATTAATTTTTCCAAGAAAGAAGTAATAGTTGCTTCTCTCAAAAAATATATCCTCGAATGTCTGATTTACGAGTGTATTGAAAAAGTCGGATCTAACAGTTGACATTTTAGTTAATCGTCACGTTCCAATTGATGGCAAGAATATCATCGGCTTCCTTATTAATGATCGGAAAAGTTGTACGACAAAGCATAACGTCATCGGACTCGCCGTTAAAGATACCCGCCTCAACGATTCCGCCGGTGCCTACACCCGCGTCAAACTCTGCAATATACGTCACGACATTTGAAGTTACTGTTGAACTGTCAAGCGTTACTCGAGCAAGTTCATTTCCCAATGTCGTATTACCTACTTCTAGGTTTGCGTTTGAATCTCCAATAGCCATCTCTGACATAAAGGGTTCGTTGTCATCGATCATGCGACGAGCAATGAATTCTTTACCAGTTGTTACGACAATGTTCTTAAACTGATATTTTTCCTTAACGGTTCCATCAGCCTTCTTGAGTACTACGTCAAGTGTACCAGTGGGTTTAATATCATCATTTATCATTTTCTTTCTGATCTCCTGTTGTAAATTCTACAATACTATTTATTACGTTACGACTACCAAAGATCCATTTAATGATATTTCTGCAGAATCAGTCAGTCCTGTTGTATACGATTGATCTTGTTCGTAATCCTCGGCAAAATAATCAATACCATCCGAAAGACTTTTTATAACATTTTTAATATCAAGGTCTTGCGTAAGTGCTGGAGACGTATCTATAAAAGTTTTTTCAATATTCTTTTGTGTAATGTTTTCGTTTGTTGTTGTACTATCATTCGGTATCTTAGTAACACTAATTGTCTGTTCGTCGGCGGTTGTAGTAGTATCGACAAGTTTCTTATTCAGATTATTAAAGATCTTCTCAAAGACCTCGGCAGAATCGAGAAGTTGTTTCTTAACGTCTTTGGCAACGAATTCATCGTTAGTATCTGCAATTTCAAAGAAATCGATCTCGATAAAGGGAAGTTCAAACGATGCGTCGACAACAAATGTATCGAAAGTTACAATATTCTCATAGTTAAAGAAAGGCTTTTGACCGGCAACATTAAACTCAGGAACTATGTATCTGTATTCAAGTGGATCGACTGTAGAATTAAGTTCGTACGAATACGTTTGATAAAAGAAGCTGTCCTGTATACGAGTAAAGTCTTCTGATATGATACTCGACAGATCGCGCCATTCGCCCTCGAGTCTTGCGAATGGGGCAAAGTTCATCGTAATTATTGCTCTTGACCTAAGAAACTCTTCGAGAGTAATATCAATTACTTGATAGTCAAAAGTATCACTGTCGTCTTCTCCTGATGCTACACTGGTTGTCGAAAGAACTTCTCGGCCAGTATAGGAAAAATCAAAGTCGCTTCTATCGTTTACATCACCGCCAACGTATAACTTATCTTCAGATAAAGAGATGTATTCATTAAAAAAATAATCGGATTCGTATTCTATCTCCTTGCCGGGTTTAAGATCCCCCACATAAACTTCAAGAAAATAATTGCCTGGCAAAAGAAGTCCGTTAACATTATCCGATGTGCCGACATTATCAGAACTTACAAACAGACTAAACTTTGTACCACCGCTCGGTAATGACTCTTCGGTTAAATTAAAGTCCGATGTTCCGCTCGGTCTAATCGGAAAGGGAGAGACGAGCAAAGTAGGAGAGGACGAGTGCTCGTAACCGTTCTCAACGATCGATACTTTTTCTATCGCATTATCATCGGTAACCTTATCAACGCGAATCAGTGTATCACGAACTGTTCCAGGAAATCTGAATACCTGCCCAGGTTTCCAACTACTTCCACCATCCTGTACGAACACCGATGTTGGTGATGGAACAACCCTTCCTATTTCTATAAATTCATCGGTGGTTTTATTTCTGATGACGTATTCGTCACCGAGTTCGACATTTTCAAAAACCTCAGTCTCTGAATAGACTCGAAAGGTTCCTAGAACAACCTCTTCGAATCTGGACGTCTCGACAAATGTTTCTACTCCTCTGAAAAGACGATATACCTCGATGTTATCGAGAGGTATGTCTCGTACTCCGGGAGTATCCAGTGTAATGAATGATTCTTGAAACCATACCGAATTTGATGGAATCAGGATCTGTTCATTTGGATACGTAACTTCGACTGGTTCGTTAAAAAATATTCTAAAAAAAGTTTCTATTGATTCTCGAGAACCACGCGACTGCCAGAGTTCTGATATCTTGTTATAAAATATCTTTGGATCTGCTTCGTACTGCCGAGGAACGAAGAGGCCAATCTCTTTTTCTATTCTCTTGAGAAACTGCTCTTGCTGAGTCTCAATGAATCTCTGTTCGGGCAGTGTGTTCTGAAAATACGCAGACTCGTTCTGTGTCTCAAGAAAGATGAGATACTCACGAACGAATTGTATAATTGCAGGATAGTTCTCCCGAATATGACTCGGGACAAAAGTATCGACAAGTGTATCGATGTGAGGACTAATTTCTGATCTTATGTCAGACATTATTATTACTATTCGTTCTTGTCAAACGTTTTGTAATTTACACCGGAATCATTTTCTCCGGTAACGATTTTGTCGACATATCCCTCAACACTAAATCTATCACACTCGCAGTTGATCGCAAGAATTGTATTGAAGGCTCCGGCAATATCATACGAGTTTGGTACCGCCTCTATTGAGATCATGTTGCCCTCAAAATCAGTAGGAATAAAGTCTGTAAGTGTGATCTTGTTGTTCTCAATTGTTCCGACGTTCCTTCTTACGACCGTCTCACTTCCTTCGACTCCAGAAACAATGATAACTTCTCTGGTACCGTCATCATTGAGCAAGTCTGTAAACCTACAGTTTTCTACACCATCAACTGTGAATCTACTTGATGAACGAATCACGGGCCGAGTACCAAAACTCTCGAAAAGATCAACCGAATAATCGAGTATGTACGTTTGTTTACGTGCCAGCGCCGGCACAAATCTTCTTGAGATATAGATTCGCGCGAATGAGTTAAGAATCGATTCATCAGAATTATCGATCGCTCGTAGGAAGTTTGAGTATCTGAAGACTGAGTCGAACTCATTTAACTCCGCATCGTTAAAATTACGAATGGCATCAGTAACCTTATTCTCAAGAGCCGTGATTGATAGATTCGTAAGTGACGGATCGTATTTAAAGAATACTTCAAATGTAATAAAAAGAAACACTGGATCGATGATCCTAGGTTCAATTGTTGCTACGTTTTTTGGTCTCACTATACTATCAACGATAAGTTCCTTTTCATCATTTGTAAGAAACTCTGCATTCTTAGGATTGACCGATATAAACACTCTTCCATACACAGGAGGATCATTATCTTCTCCACCCCAGGCCTTTATTGATCGAAGATTTGAAAAAGACTCTCTTATAATTGTTTCGTAGTCTCTTGAGGTTACTGCTCTGTTTTGCGCGGCGTAAGATCGTGGCGCAAGAAACTTTATTGAATCGAGTGATTGCCTTTCGGCCCCACCTCTTGCAGAACTAACAGTACTTATAGATATATTATTAAATCCAGAGATATCATCGACCGACGTAAAGATAGAGGCGCCGTTGGCCTCTGTTTTCTTTGTGACGCCGTACTCAATCGTTATAACATTTCCATTTTCAAGCTTGGTGCCCAATACTCCATCGCCAAATGTAATCTCAAACAACCCATCCGGATTTTCGGCAAGATAAAAAACGTTGGAGTCACTTTCGATCGATGTAAGTGACTCGGCTGATACAAATGGTGTCGAGGTTGTCTTACCAGGAGAGTCAAAGACTCTTACTATCAAAGTTGATGTATCAGCATTTTGATCAGGAATAAGATACTTTTCTGAAGATTCTGTATCAAATACGTATTCTGCGTTGTTTAATGATACCTGATGAATCGGTACGTTCTGAAACGAACCGGTAGTGGATGTGAATTCATCTAGAGTTACAAAAGTATAACTGGTGTTATCAATTTTTGTACGAAACCGATGTCCACGCGGTATGACCAGTGTCTCTCCTTCAGATGTGCCGACAACATTAATGTTTACTACGGCACCCGCAGCGGCGGCTGATCGCGGCGTGTATCCCAGCTGACGAGCATGACCAACGACTGAACTTCGAAACTGTGCGGTATCGAGAAACGTCTCGTTGATACCAAGGTTCGCATTGATGGCGTTATAGTGAGTAACATATGACAGCAGGTCGATAATCGATGTAATCGCCGATCCTTCAAAGTCATAGTCCTGCAGCGTGTCTTGAGACTCTAGGAAGGTCTTAAGATTAGAACGTATTGACTCAAAGTCAACCTCTGACACGTCGAGTCTTTTTGTCTCACTCATTTTATCTCAGTCTCTCTACTGAAAAATTAACCGTTGTGACGGTCTGTTCGGGTGACTGAATCTCAAACTCTACTGAGATATCAATCGAATTATTATCCGGCCGTGCATCCACATCTACACTGATAACGCGAACTCGTGGTTCGTAGTTTCGAAGTGCTGCTCGTATATCCTCATCGATCAACTGTTTTACGATGGGGTCGAAGTTCTCGAATAACTGTCCACGAATGTTTGCACCAAAGTCCGGATCAAACG